CCTTTTGTATAAAATTCTTCTAATATCTTTATATCTTCTTCCATTTAGTCCTCCTTAACTTCCCATATCCAATAAATTATGTACCCACATATAAGCCATAATAACCTTTTCCCAACTTTAATATAAAAAATATCTAATATTATTGTTATAACTAGTAACAGTACAAATATTATTCCTTTTAATATACATTGTTTAAGCTTCATCTTTGTCCTCCTATTTTTCTTTTCTTCCAATTTTCACAACTCGCTAACGGTCCTTTACAGTTCTTACAAAGTGGATATTTTGCACAGTTGGAACATCTTTTGCTATCGTTCATTTATTTCACTTCCTCTATCTCTAAAATAACTTTACTTTCTTTTCCGTACTCGAATGTGTCCATAAATCCTTTTACAAAGTTTCTGTTATCATTTTTTAACTTACCTGATTTAACCATGCTATCTAATATGAATTTCTTTGCAAAACAAACATTGTCTAAGTCTCGTCTCTTATTTTCTTCTACCCAATGGAAATGTATCTTAATTGGATTTTCATATCTAGGTAGTTGATTTATATACCAACCTATATCTTTTTCTACATTCTTTTTCATATTAGCTCCAGCATATTTATTCTTTCTGCATTCGTTTATGTAATTATTCAGACTTGGTAGTCGAAATGGTATCTCTATCTTGTCCATCTTTTGCCTCCTCTATGTAATATTCACATCTCCAAACTCCTTTGAAGTTTATATCTTCACATCTGCCACATTTGTATTTACATTTTCCACATATTCCGCTCTAGCGGTGGATAATTATATTTCATAAGCTTGCTCCTTTATCTCAATTTATAAGCCGTTACATTTCTGTGAGTTTCGAAATCATGTTTTTTGCCATTTTCTTCTATCAAGTAATACTTATCTCTTAATTCATTAAGTCTAGGTTGTACATCTTGCCTTTTCCATGTATTGTTTATTCTTTTAGCAATCTCATTAGCTGTCAATGTTTCTCCTGTACTTAATACAGCAAGTATTCTAGTGTATAATATTGGTCTTATTTCTTCTGTTTTTTCATTACTTTCGTGTCTTGTTTGCATTGTTAAAATACTCATTTGTTATTCACTCCTTTACATATATCTCTTCATTTGGTTTTATTCCTAATTCCTGAAATGTAGGTATTTCGTGATTATTATTTAATCCATTTTCACAAATACATCTACAAGCATAATTGTAAGTTAACCTGCCTTCGCCTATTATTTTTTTGTAATACACATATCCTTCGCCTCCGCAAATATTACATTCTGTCGTTTTGTTTTCTTCTTTTTTCTCACGTGGCACTTCTTTATCTACTTCAATAAAATCTGCTACTTTAGGCAAATATTTGCTTTTTCTTATAATTGAAGATATTAACTGTCTATATCTTTCAATATTTATAGTCTTTAATTCCTCATACATTATTCTTCTTTGCTCTGTTGTGTATTCTTTGCCATAGTAACTTTCTATTCTCGATGTTGCTTCTATAAACTCGCTAATTTGCATTTCTTAATGCCTCCTCTAATTCTTTCATTTTTCTTGCGTTTATTTCTTCTGCTGTTTCTTCTCTATTTTCTGTTTTAACTGTTTTATTTTTAAATTCAATTTCATCTGCTTGTACTTTTTCTATTGTATCTAGCTTCTTTTCTACATAGCTGTCTAATATAGTCATTGCATAATCCCATTTAGCACCTTTTCTAGCTGTTTTCTTTAAAGCATACTCAATAACTTCATATGTCAATTTATCTAAATAGCTTATACATTCTTGTATATTGTTTAGATTTGTACTTCCTATTGTTTCAAGAAATGTATTATTTAGTTTCTCAACATCAGCATCATATAAAGCTAATGCATTTTCATTTTCATTATCATTTACATTTTCATTTTCATTTACATTTACATTATCATTTACATTAGGTTTTGTTTTGGTTTCTTTGTTTTCAAAACCATTGGTTTTTTCTTTTTTAAAACCATTGGTTTCTTTTTTAGGTCTACCACCGCTTTTTCCCATTCTCGTATCTTTTAGTATTTGCAAGGATTTGTGGTTTAATTAATATAAATATTGTTTTTGCTAATCCTGTAAGCTCTGTTTCGTTTCCATTTAAAGCTAACTCACAAATTGCATCATATACTTTTAATCTATCCTTCTCTTTTAAATCTTGTAGTGCTTCAAAAAAGCTTTTATAGAATACAAAACTTTCTTTTTCTGCCATTGTTTTTTCTCCTTTCGTATAATAAAGGGCAAACTTTATTATGTCTGCCCTAAGTTGTATTTGTTATATATTAATTCTTCTTCATTCCAATCTTCATATTGAGATTGTAAGTATTCTCTCATCTTACCTTCATATATTTGTGTGTGTTGTCCGTGGTCTTCTTCATAATGACATTCTGGACAAGCTGTGACTACATTTTTTGGAATCCCTAAACCTCCTTGACTGCGCTTTTTGTAATGAGCATTTGCACAAGTTTTAGGTACATATCTTCCGCAAAATATACAACACTTGTTATCCCTTAGCCATACTATTTCTTTTACCTTTTGTGAAATATCACAAGCTTTACTTCTTTTGCTCATTTATTATTCCACTCCCTTAACATACTTTTTACTTCTTCATCTGGTCTTGTTTCAATTCCTTGTGCTTTACATTCTCCTACTAAACCATCTATAAGAATTGACATTTCCCTTGAATCCATTTCTGAACTTCCTTTATATACTTTGTAGTGTTTAAAATCTTTTCCGTTTAAATTTGATTCTCCTGCCTCTGTGTAATATTTAAAATATCCACTTACATCTATTGTTGCTAAAACACTTACTACTTCTACTTGTCCATATTTTTGTAGCAATATAAAATGCAATTCTTCGTTATCTAGTCTTAATACATTTGCTAATTCATTTAAAAGTTCCCAATAATATGCGTTAGCTTTTAATCCTCTTTTTGGTTTATATATTTTTATCTCTAGTTTTTTATCTTTGTCTTGCTCTAATGCCCAATTTATTACTTCTCTTTGTGTACCTATCATATGTACCACCTACTTATTTTCATCAGCTAATTTCTTGCCACTATTTTTTAATGCATTTTCTATTGATGAATAATCTTTAACATCTAATATTTTTGGTAAATTTCCTATTCTTGATTTTTTAACTATTGCCTTTGTTTCATCTCCATTTTTTTCTAATTGAATCACTATGTCCATTAAATATTCCACTATGTCTAATGCATCGTATGTAAGTCCAACTGGTTGCATTTTTCCATCTTTTGTATCCCATAAATTTTTAGCTCTAGCTATTAAAATCAAATTCATAGGTATATCTTTCAATTGATTTAATACATTTCTTACTGTTTCCCTTCTATAGGCATACCATTTTGTTTTTTGTACTGCATTTAAATCGCTTACTTTTTTTCCTATCATTTCTTCATATTTTCTAGCGCTTATGTCTTCTATGCAATCTAATAAATCTGTCAAAGGGTCTACTACTAAGGTTTTTCTATCTGGATATTGACCTTCTATTATTTCTTTTAATAAATTTACTGTTAAAGTTGCTGGATTACTCGCTAATGTATTAGCTTTATCCACTTCTGCTTTGTAAAAATCAAATTCTTCTGCATATAACCTTGTACTACCTTCTAAATCTATTACTATTGGATTTGGAGAAGATAAAGCAAATCTGCTTTTACCACTTCCGCTTTCTCCCCAAACCATTATTTTTAAATTAACATCATCTAATGTTGCCTTTTTTGCTAACATTTTAATCGCCTCCATAAAAATTATTTTTGTTATCTTTTAAATCTAAATAATCCATTCCTGCACCTACTTTATTCTTAAACTTGTATTATTTGTTAATATATTTACTCCGTTTGGTATTTCTCCAGTTTCTTTAAAGTTGTTCTTTTTTTTGGTTTTATCTCATTTTCATTGATAATCTCCACACTAGCTGGATTTTTAGCTATTGTTAAACTTCCTAACTCTGTATCTATCTTTGTAATTCCATTTTTCTCCATACATTCTTTTACATATTCTTTGAATTTGATTACTCTATTCTCAAGTAGTTTTCTTTTATCCGAAATTCTTTTCTCTTCATTTTTCATTGCTTCAATAGTTAGTTCTATATTTCTTGCATACCCAATAACATTTTGGCTTTTTTGTTGTAATAAAAGAGTCAATTCTTCTTCCACTTTCTTTTTGTCTTCTTCTGTCATTTCTTCATTTTCCATTAATATTGGAAATGCATTTGTTATTTCATATAAACTTAAATTGTTCATTTTAATATTCCTCCCTCATATAATCGTAATAACATTCTTCAGCTATTAATTCGAATATATTTCCTTCTTCATCGTTTTCTATATAATCTTCCATAATTTCTCCTTTGACATCTCTACTTTTTTGTGTTAATATATTAGTAGAGATGAATTTATATATGAATTTATTTTTTGTTGAATTAGTTTTGGCTGTCGAAATCTGAAACTAATTCTTTTATTTTTTTACTTTTTGAATTATTAACTAATAATTCTATATTGTTTTCTAAATCTGTTATTTTTTGTCTGTATTCTGCTGAATTGTTTAATAGTATTTCATGTTCTTCTTGATAACTTTTTATTACTGCTTTCTTTTCATCAAGCTCATTTTGTAAGTTGTTAATTGTAGTTTTTAATGTTTTTATTAATTTGTTGTTGAACATTCTTTTCATCTCCTTTCCTTGTAAAATAGTATAATTTGTTGTATAATTTCCTCGAAAGCGAGGTGTATTATATTGCGACTTAATCAGGATTGTGTTCGAGATAGTTTACTTTATTTCGAATATTATTTAACCAACACTAATGTTTTTATATTAGATCCTAATACATATACTAATAAGCAATATCTTGAAGGCTATTCAAACTCAGATTTTCTATATACTTGTTTAAAGTTAAAAGAAGCTGGTTTTATAAATTGTAAAGTAACTTACTACTCTGGAATTTCAATTCCTAAACTTTCTATTTCCTCTATAACGTGGAATGGTCATAAATTCCTCGACAATGTAAGAGATATAAGTATTTGGAATAAAACTAAAAATATATTAAATCCTCTTAAATCAATTTCTATTGATTTGATTAGTGAAACTGCCTCTAAAGTAATAATTCATTATATAGATAAACAATTAGGTAATTCCTAAATCCTTTAAATAACTCAATGCAGATTCGCATTCTGTATTAGTTATTTTTTTTATTTCTTCTACTTCTCTAATAACAAGTTCTATATTCGTCGGTAATGGAATAGTAGAACTTAATATAATTTCTCTAATTAATATTGGTAATTTTACATATAGTTTTTCTTCTCTTTCCTTTTCGTCCATGTTCTCGATTCCTTTCTAATTTAATGTTGTAGCTGTCATAAATCCATAAAGTAACATTGCTGACATTCCAATATGAAATGTTATTACTATTAATGCTTGTCCTATTTTTTGTTTAAGCTTTCTTTTCATTTGTTTCACTTCCTTTCTATACAACTTTATTCAATACTCTATTTACTCTGATTTTTTCAAAATCAATAGTTGTTGTCTTACTTCTGTGCTTTCTAGGTATTGGATTTTCTTGTATTATTTTTTCTTGTGCTTGCTCTTTTAAATGTTCTGCAAATTCTTCTACATCTTCTTGTTTAAATCTGTAATCTTTACTTCCTATTGGAATAACTTTTAATCCTTGTTTAATAAATTTCATTATTGTCCTACTATCTTTAACTTGGAAGTATTCCATTACTTGTTTTGTTGTTAATAAGTTTGTCATTTTTCCTCCTTATTACGTAATGCGTAATATTTAATTAAAAAAAATATCAATCGCTTCTTCCCTTGTTATGCTTAAAATATCAATTAAATCTATAATGTCTGTTAAACTAAATTCTACTTCCTCTGAAAATCTTCTATATATATAAGCTTCGCTTTTGTTCCACTCTTTTGATAATACTTGTTTTGTTATTTTTTTTAACTTCATATAGCTTTCTAATTTTACTATTATTTTTCTTTTATCGTTCATTTAATTTTATCACCTCCATATTACGTATTGCGTAATTACGTTCTACGTAATATATACTATACTTATATTTTTTTTTTTATACTTTTT